AGCGGGGTTAGCGAACCTTTAAGTAATCCTTACAAGTAGACTGGCAATATGTCCCATGTTGCGGGCAGCGTCAGATGCGAATCTGCCCTCACGACTACCTCCTGCCGCCATTTGACGCGCTCCTCATATTGGTCTTGGTACGGCTCACCAGTCGTGAGGTATCGAGTCCTTTCAAGTCTGCGGTGCTGCAAGTCGATCCCGCGCTCAAGGTAGCGGCGCAGCTCTGCTTCAAAGCTCACCGGTCCCAGTCCCCGGTCCACGGCTCGCCATCGAAGTCCCGCCGCGCGTCGCACTCGTAGCAGAAGCAATCGTCGGAAACGTCGCTAACGAACCAGCGCTGCTCGCCCTTGCGCCAGAAGACCACGGCTTCGCAGGAGATGTTGTCTGAGCCGCACTCTTTGCAAACCATGTTCACCGTGCTCATCAGAAGCGTCCGTCCTCGAATTTGAAGGAGTAGCGGCCCAGGACGTCGATGCCCTGCATGACGTCGGTCCGCTGCCCATGGGTGCGCTTGTAGTAAACCGGCAGCTCATAGGTGGTCTGTGAATATCTGGAGCCCACCTCCTGATATTGCAGGTTCAAACCGCAGCGCAGGCACCGCATCAGCTCTTGCGCGAAGGTCATAGCAGAATGCTCCCGACGATGATCGGAAGCACTCCGCCGAGGAGCACTAACAGCAAAACAACTTCCCATGAAAACCCCTCGTCATTCATAAGATGTTTTCACCAAGCTCTGTAGCTCGTTCTCAGAAAGAACTAATGCTGACGACTGCGCGTCAGAACCCAAATACTCCAATACTTTCAGTAACTTATCCGCGGAAACGAGAATCTCCGCAGCCACCGACGCATCGCATTTGCCACGGCTGACATCATCGAAAAGCTCCAGTAAGCCGCCATACTGCTCGCGCAAATAACGTATGGTTATATCGCGAGCCTGGGCGTTATTGAGGGTAAGGGTCTGTGGCATCACGGAATCCATTCATTTCGGTGTCGGCGTCCCAATAGCCGGCGAACCATTCGGTGCGCTGGCGCAGCTCAAAGGCTTTGCCGTAGGGGCACTTGTGGGCCGGGTCGCCCCACTGAAACGCAGAATAGCCTTGCTGGTAAGCCTTGGGCATCCGTTCGATAATCATCGGCGGCCCTCCATCTGCTCTTCGAGCGAGCGGAGGAGCCGCGCGTGTTCGTCGGCGTCCTGTTCAGACATAAAGATGCCGCAGTCGTTCTGGTCGAGCCAGAGCCGATAGGCGGGGTTGGCGGCCGTTTCCTCGCGGATCACGGCCCAGGTGGTGTGTTCCTTTCCCATGCTGATCTCCTTTGCAGCAGCCCAGCAAAGGTATGGGATTTATTCTATGGGGTCAATAGCTTTTGCCCCATAATTAAAAGAGGTAAGCTTGTCAAAAGTTTTTTGGGAGCACTGCCCGTGAGTATGCTGACCCCCGCTGAGATGCAAAGGCTCAACGCGATGGCCGAGACCGGTGACCCGCGGGCCGCGAACCCTTTGGCGGGCGGCATTCTCGGTGCTTCGAGCAGCCCCTTTGCCAAGTCGCTTCGGGACAAAAACACGCTGTCCGATTTGATTGCCCAGGCTCGATCTTCGGGGCGGCTTACGGAAATGACGCAGATACCCGTTGCTCAGAATCCGCGAATCATGACCCAGGGCCCGGAAAGCCTTCAGGCCATGATGGCTCAGATGCGGGCGCGCAATGCTCAGTTTGGTTCTGGCCCCACCCCGCAGGCTCCGCAACCACCTGAGCTTCCGCCGGAGCTGCAAGCGATCAGTCAATTTGACGACATGAACAGTCGGGATCGGATCAACGCTTTCTATGCGCAGCAGAGCAACCCGACGGGTGCGCCTCAGCCGGTGCAGCAGCCTCTTGAGCAGATGCAGCCGATTTCGGCGCCGCAGAGCTTAGGCGGCCAGATGGGTGGTCAAATGGGCGCGGGCATGAGCGGCCCGCAGTTCCCTGGGCAAGGCGGTGGTCAGGGTGGGATTGGTGGCCTGCTCCAGCCGATCCAGGCTCAGATGATTAAGCAGTTCAACCAGCAAAAGGTTGTGCCGCTGCTAAACAACTTTGAGCGCAATGCTCAGGCGACGATCACCGGTGGCCAGGGGATGCAGCAAGGTGGGGGCTACGGCGGTGGCATGGCCCGCGTAGGCATCATGGACAACAATCCCTTCGGTGCGGTTTAGCTTCGGATTCCGTGCTGCCGCTCGTAAGCTCGAAGGTTCGCGGTCGCCGCTTCTAAATCTCTTTTGTATGGCTCCAGGGCCCTGCCCCATTTCTGGAGCATCCTCAGATACGCGGCGTTGCGCTGGTTAAAAAGCCGCCCCCATTCGCGGCGCACTTCCGGGCTGCATTCCCCCATGCGTCCTCCTCAATGCACGGTTGCTACTCTCAGCACAAACTCTCCAGCGTCGTCCCCCATTTGGCTTCTGATCGCGGCGCTGTTGATGCACTCGCTCATCAGCTCGGCGGCGACGTCCATCGTTTCGGAGCACTCAAACAGTCTGAACGCCAGCATGGTCAGCGCGCCGGCGAACGCGGCGTCTGGCTCAAAGCCTTCATCGCTCATGTGGTCGATCAGTCGATCCATCAAGAGACAGGCCTTCTGGAACTCCATCTGGCTGCTCATAGCGATTGCAGAATCCTCCGAAACGCTTTCTCCACAAACATTACCTTATCGAACTCTTCGTCGGTAGCTTGGTCCCAGGCGACGTCAACGACCTCGTTCAAAAAGTCTTCGACGACTTCAATCGCCATATCCAACTCCATTTGTATAACTTTTGTCTCAGTTTCGTTCATCTTGTCTTTCCCATCGTTCTGTAAAAAATAAGTGCTATCAAAGGACGGGCTATTACCGACAGTGAGGGGACTGCCGGTGGAGACTTTTGTTTGCAAACGCTGCGAAAAACCGCTGCCCGCGGAGCGCTTCCGCGTGGTCCGCGACAAGCGCCGAAATTCCACCTATCGCACAAAAATCTGCAAGACCTGCACCCGGGCCAAGGACCGTGACACGCTTCACGCGCAGCCTGATCCCCGCCGCTATCTGGCTCGAAACTGGAACGCGCTCTGCCGCCAGCGCAGAAACAAGGGCGTGTACGTATGCCCGGACCTTTTCGGGCTCTCCGGGGTGAACTATCTGATGGAGCTTTGGGAGCACCAGGGGGGCCGTTGTGCGCTAACGGGTGTTGCCATGACTTGGGTATCCATGCCCATAGCGGAGGTACGCGCGGGCCACGGGCTGGGCACTTCGATCAGCGTTGATCGCATCGAGAACGACGCGCGTATCGGGTATCGAAAGGGGAACCTGCGGCTGGTGTGCTCCCAGATCAACCACATGCGCAGCGCGCTTCCGACTGAAGACTTTTTGCACTGGTGTGAGCTGGTGGTCCGGCGAATGGGGCCCGTGACTCCGCACTTCTCCTTGGCAGACGCAAAAACGGTGAGGGACGACTTGGCTAATCATCCTGAGCGACAAGCCAGTAAGAAACAATCCAAAAGGGCAGGGCCAGCAAAATCGCCGGCACGGCGATCAAAAGCCCGAGCGAGAACAAAAGCCCCGCGAGCCACAGGGTCCAATCCGACTCAGGATTGATCTTCATCTTTTGGTTTGATGGGAACCGTGCCCAAGGCGGGAGGTTCATCGAGTAAGCTCCTGACCATGCGCCGTGCGCGGCGAATCAAGGCAAAGTCTTGGGAAATGATGACCAGAGTGGCGCTGTAGTCGCCGTCCTCGTCGGCTTCGCTGTCCTCTTGCCATTCGATGCGTTGCATGGGTGAGCCCTCGCGATCCCCTACCCACCAACCATATTAAAAACCCCCGGAGGGGGAAAGGCCTCCGGGGGCTACGGGGTCCGGCAAGGCTGGGTGAGACCTGACCGGTTTCTGCTGCTAGACCCGGGGGACGGGTCAAGTGCAAAGATACGCGATAATGTGAGAGTGTCAACCCCCTAGGCCGCCTTTTTCTTTGCGTAGTGGGCCTTGGAGTAGGCGCGCAGCTTGTCCTTGTTCCGGCTCTGCCAGTCCTTGGTGGCGCAGGTCTTGGAGCAGTAGCGACGCTGCTTGCCGGTCAGCTTGCCTTCGCAGTACACGCAGGCGCCCTGTGCGGGCTTCTGAGCCGCTTTCTTCTGCTTCGTGGGCCGTGAGCCGCGGGTCGTGGTCTCCGCCTTCTGAGCCGTCTCCCGGGCTTCCTCAGCGGCCATCTGTGCCTTGGCCTGTCCGATCATGAGCCGGGTACGGGCGGCGAGGATGAGGAGTGTGTCTCGGGAGACGTCGCCTTTGGAGAAGAATTCCTCGGACAGCTCGTAGCAGTCGGCGAGGAGTTCAGCGAGGAGGTCGTCTTTTGCGTTCATAAGATAAATCCCATGCAGCAGAGGTAGGGAAAAGGTAAGGCGTTTTGGCGCCTATTCTCCGGGGTTGAAGGGTTTGCGAGAGCGGTAGTTTTTGTAGACGTCGAACATTAGCCGTAGCTGGCCGCTGATCGTGCGTCCTTCGCTCTTGCTGATAGCTCTGATCTCGTCGTAGACCTCACGGGGGACCAGAACCGATTTCCAGCGGGTGGTATCCATAGTGGCTCCTAACAATTCTGCTGCGATTGTCTAGGAATGTATGCGCTAAGTCAAGTTAAAAAAGCCCCGCCAGGAGGGGAGAGAGAGGAGAAACCCCCTGGCGAGGCAATGGTTTGAGACCGGCAGCACGGAGAAACTACTCGGCCTCGCCCCAGCTAGGTCCGATCTCTATATCACACTTTGATGGGACTTCCAAAGGCACGGCCGTTTCCATGACGCGGGCGATCTCTTCTGCCTCGGGTCGGCCGCTGACCGACATGGCCAGCTCGTCGTGGACTTGGAGCATGGGGAGCTTGCCGGCTTTGTAGAGGTTCACCATGGCTTGCTTGGTCATGTCCGCCGCGGAGGCCTGGATCAGGCGGTTGAGCGCCTTGTAGGTGTAGGCCCGCTTGAGCCGGGTCGTGGCCCCGTAGGTGTCGATGGCTTCTTTGTACGGGAGCGCCTTGTTCATCTTGAAGGTATCGGGCTCCCAGAGGTCGAAGCGGCACTTGCGGCCCAGGAGGGAGCGGACGCTGCCGCCGCTGGCCTTATCGTTCAACCGGTTGGTCACCCCGTTCATGAGCGCTTTCACGAAGGGCACCCGGTCGTGGTACTGGCGCACCAGCCCCTTGGCCTCGTCCAGGGGGATGTCGAGCTGCTCTGAAAGCTTGCCCACCCCCATGCCGTACATCATGCCCAGGTTGATGGTCTTGGCCTGCTTCCGGGGAATCTTGGCCATTTCCGCCACCATGGTGTGGAAGTCCATGTCGGGATTGTGCTGATAACCCTCGACAAACTCCTTTACGCCTTCCAGGGGCATACCCCGGCTCTTGCCATACACATGGGCGTAGTGGACCAGTATCCGCGGCTCCTGCTGGCTGAAGTCGATGGCCGCCCACTGGTCGCCCTCTTCTGGCAGGAACAGGCTGCGGATCATCGGGCCCAGCTCTGGATCGCGGGCCGGGATTTGTTGGAGGTTGGGCGAGTTCATGCTGATCCGACCGGAGACCGTGCCGCCGTCGTCCGATCTGATCTGATTGATATGGCTGTGGATGCGCCCGTCCTTGTGGGTGTGCTTCATGATCGTGTTGATGAAGGTGCCAGAGGTCTTGTTCAGAGCCCGGGCTTGCACGATCAGCTTGGGCAGATCATGGGGGTGGTCCGTTAGGAAGGACTTGGTGAAGGACGGCGCCCCCTTGTCCGTCTTCGGGTAGTTCACCCCAGCCTTGTCGAAGGCCTTGGCCAGGGACTGGGCGGCCCAGATTTCTACCTTCTGGCCCGTGAGCCGTGTGATTTCGGCCATGACCTGCTTCTCGCGCTTGAGCAGCGCGTCCCGGGTGCGCTCCACCTTGTCCATATCCACCCGGATACCGCGCCATGTCATGTCTACCAAACAGGGCAGGAGGTCCAGCTCAAGGTTTGCGATCTGCCAGAGGTCTTCCTTGCCAAGCTGGACGCTCAGATAGGACCAAAGCTCCAAGGTCAGGGTAGCGTCGCCCTCAGCGTAGGGGCCAACGAAGGCAGCGGGCATCTTCCACATTTCACCCTTGGGGTCTAAGCCAAACTCTCGGGCGGCTTCGTTCAGGCCCTTCTCGCTTTTGACCTTGTTTAGGTGGTCGTAGGACAGGGCGTTCAGGCTGTAGCTGAAGCGGTTCTCGTCTAGCAGGGACGCGATCAGCATCGTGTCGATGATGCGTCCGTTGATCTGAAAGCCCATGCGCCGAATCCAGCCCGCGTCGTACTGAGCGTTGTGCATGATCTTGTCTGCGGGGCACTCGAAGACTTTCTTCAGCCACTTGTTGACGATGCGCTCATCCAGATTGCCGCCGCCCAGGTGGCGCACGGGGATGTAGCCAGACCACTCCTCCGTCGCGATGGCGTAGCCGACTACCTCACCGTTGCCCACGGCCCAGCCCGGGCCGCTGTTCTTCAGGTCCGGGTCTTTGGTTTCGACGTCGATGGCGATGCGCTTGGCACCGGTCAGGTCTGGCAGCTCATGGGGCGGAACCCACTCACTCTGCTGGCCCATCATCACTAGCTGTAAACTCATTCTTCCTCCCCTTGCGGCGGCGGTGTGTACGGCGAAAGCGCGCCGGTCTTGATGTCCATGATCTGAATCCTGGGCTCGGCTTCGAGAATGTGCTTATGCAACCGGTCGAGGTACTTCAGGCTTTTTCCGATGGTGTCCAGGGCCTCAGCCAGGGTCATCTGCCCCTGCTCGGCCTGCTCAGCGATTTGGTCTATGCGCGCGAGGTTCTGCTCTAGCTTGCTCACAAGTCATAGCTCCTCGAAATGTCCTCGGGCTCCACGATGTAGAGGTTCTGCTTGGTCCGGGTCACGCCCACGTAAAACATCCGGTGGACGTCATCGGCGTTCACGCGCATGTCTGCATCCGCCGCCGGGCTCAGGTCCGTGAACAGCACGACGTTATCCGCCTCCCCGCCCTTTGACCCGTGGATCGTGGACACCGTGATGCGGGGCACCCCATTGAACTTCTCGCCGCGGCGCAGCATGGCCACGATGTAGGCCCGGTCCCGCTCCGGCAGCTTGTCCATGGCTTCGTGCCAGATCAGCTCGTCGCCCACTACCAGCCCGTGCTGGAGCTGGAGCTGCGCGAGGTTCAGCAAGGTGCTGTCTTCGACGCCGGGGAGCTTCTTGAATCCCCGGGCAATACGTGAGCCCGTGCTCATGTACGAGTAAATCTGCCGAGCCACGGAACCTTTAATCTCCTGTCCCTTGCGGAGCTGCTCCCAGCCGTTCACGGCGGCAGACACTTTCTCTGACACGGACCGTGAGCCGCGGTAGTTGAACAAATAGCCGTTAGCCTTCAGGTCGTTGGCCACGGGCTGGAGCTGGTAGCCGGCCTGGGACAGGACGAGCCATGAGCCGTGGGCCATGTCCAGCTCATTGACGGTCGCGCACCGCGCTACCCGGCCAAGCTCTTCCTTGGGGTCGTAGCGCTTTGGGAAGCGGCGCTGTATCCGACTGGCTACGCTCTCCGCCAGCAGGTGGACGGATTTGGGTACGCGGAAGGACTGGCTGAGCGTTTCGCTGCCGCCCGGGAGGTTGATGAAGTGATCGACGTCGGCGCCGGCCCAGCGGTAGATGGCTTGGTCGTCGTCCCCGGCGACGTACATTTTGTCGCTCTTGGCGTCGAGGATGTGCGCGATGTCCCACTGCATGGGGGACAGGTCTTGGGCTTCGTCGAGGAAGGTAAGCTGGAAGTGCGGGCACACCTGGGGGTTGTCGATGAAGACTTGGAGCATGTCCGTGAAGTCATAAAGCCCGAAGCGCTGCTTGTAGTTGTGCAGCGCCTTGGCGAGGTATTCCACTTTGAGCCAGTCATCACTGAGGCTGGATCGGTCGTATTCCGCGCGCAGGCTGGTCTTTTTGAGGCGAGCGAGGTTGATCAGGCCGAGGATGGGGTCAGAGGCTTTGCTGGCTTCGATGAGGTCGTCCGCTTCTGTAACGCTGTCGGTTACAAGGGACACGCCGGTGGCGGTCGCCAGCTCTCGGTAGTGCTCGCTCTGCATCACCTCGTCCGGGCGGATGCCGGAGTACATGAGGGCCATGCTGTGCAGGGTGCGGAAGTTGACCAGATCGTTCTTTGGATCAAGACCGAAGCGCAGCGCTGCGCGCTCCTTGGCTTCGTTGGCGGCCTTCTTGGTGAAGGCTAAGAAGGCTATGTTCTGTGGGCTAATCCCTTTCTCCAGGGCCTCGTCCACCATGTTCAGCAGCGTCGTTGTTTTCCCTGTCCCCGGCGGTCCGAATATCCGAAACATCCCCGTTCTCCTGTTCACCCAAGATGGCATCAATGCCGCGCACGATTTGCCGCACCCGCTCCCTCGAAAGGGTGAAGCGTTTGCCGATGGCTTCGAGGGTCATGCGCTCTTCCCTACGCAGCCTGCGTATTTCGCGGTTTCTCGGCGTGTCGATCTTCATCAGAAAGGCGCCTTCTCCTGTGCCCCAAACTCTGGTGCGTCCAACTGGATGCTGCCGTTATTGAACGCCGGGATGCGCCACACGCGCACGGCCCGTCCCTTGATCTTCAGCACCACGCTCTCGCCCTGAATATCCCGCAAGCGCTGAGCGATCTTGTGGCTCTTGTACTCGAAGAACTTCTGCTTACGCAGGAAGGCCTCAAAGTCTCTGAGGCGGAAGTAGCTGAAGCCCTGCTCCTCGTCGGTCCACGGGCGGCGGAGCAAGATTTCTTCCTTGTCCTGGGCTTGCTGAAGGTTCTGGCAAAAGTCCTCAAGGTAGTCGTAGAACTGCCCGGAGGTGCTGGCGTCCTGGGCCACTTCGATAATAGCACCCTCGTTCTCACGCATTTCGGACAGCAGGGTGGCGACGCGGTTCTCCCAGCCGAGCTTGTTCATGGCCTTGGGCAGGAAGTTGAGCTGCTCCATGCACACCTTCTGGAAAGCCGTCTGGTTGTGCAGCGTTTCCGTATCAAGCTCCAGGGGCTCGCCGTTGACGTCGAGGAACCACACGGGCGGGACAGAGTTGTATTTGCGCAGGTTGGCGATGGCCGCGTTCGATACGGCGGCGCCGATGCCAAACTTCCGGGTCTGGCACAGGTCTTTGTTGCAGTGCCCGCAGATGGGCTC